ACAATACAAGCATGATTAAATTAATTAAAAAATGGATAAAAGCTTGGATGGGAATTAAAGATGAAGAAATGGATCCCCATGCTGAGTTGTATTTAAAAAAAGAGGAACCAGAAGTTCCAATCTATGAGGAAAAACAAACACATTGTGGAAGTCATTTAAGATTTAAAAAAAGCTGTCCTGATTGTTTAAAAGTAGTAGGGGTTAAATAGTGGCATATACTTTAACCAACTTGCAAGATGATATTAGAAACTATACTGAAGTAGATGATGGAGTTTTATCTACAGGTGTTTTAGCTACTATAATTAAAAATGCAGAAAACAGAATATACAGAGATTCTGACTCTGACGATAATAGATTTTATGCAACATCTAATCTACAAGCTGGTAACAGGTATGTAACTATTCCATCTGATTTAAGAGTAATCAGATATGCACAATTAAAAAATGCAGCTGGAGATCAAGTATTTTTGGAGAAAAAAGATACATCTTACATGGCTGAATTCTATGATACACCAGGCACACAATCTGGTTTTCCTAAGTATTATGCTAACTGGGATGCTAATTTTTGGGTCGTAGCACCTACTCCAGATAGCACTTATCAAATAACTTTGGCTTATATTAAACAACCAGATTCTATAACAACTGGAACAACCAGTACTACAGGAACTTATGTATCTAATAAATATCAGGATTTACTTTTGTATGCTTGTCTGGTAGAAGCATATGGATACTTGAAAGGTCCTGCAGATCTGTTACAATACTACGAACAGTCATATAGAAGGGCTTTACAATCGTACTCTATCGAACAACAAGGTAGAAGACGCCGAGACGAATATCAAGATGGTGTTATTCGTACTCCTTTAAAATCACCATCACCATAAATTGAAGGAGAAAAAATAAATGGCTAATATAGTACCTGACTCTTTTAAAACAGACCTACTTGGTGGCGTGTTTGATTTTGATTCATCTGGTGGATCAACTTTTAAACTTGCGCTTTATACATCTTTAGGTGGTTTCAGTACTTCTACAACAGCGTATACAACTACTAATGAAGTTTCTTCATCTGGTACAAACTATACAGCAGGTGGAAATACTTTAACTAATAACGGTGTAGCTGTGTCAAGTAACATTGCATATGTTGACTTTGCAGATTCAACTTTTTCATCTGTAACTTTAACAGCTGTAGGTGCTCTGATTTACAAAGGGACTTCTAATGAAGCAGTATTAGTTTTAGATTTCGGCGGATCAAAAACAGCAACAAACGGAGATTTTGTTGTTCAGTTTCCAACTGCTGATTCTTCTAATGCTATTATTAGATTAACATAATATTTGGAGTAAAATAAATGGCACTTGTTTTAAATGACAGAGTCAAAGAGACTACTACAACTACTGGAACTGGAACGTTAACTTTAGCGGGTGCAGCAACAGGGTTTGAAACATTCTCTTCTGGCATTGGAAATGGTAATACGACTTACTATGCAATTGCTTCTGATACAGGAAGTCAATTTGAAGTAGGTATTGGAACAGTTAATGCAGGAGTTTTACAAAGAGACGTATCTGTTATTTCTTCTTCTAACAGTGACGCTTTAGAAAACTTTGCTGCAGGAACTAAAAATGTATTTTGTACTTTCCCTGCAAGTAAAACCATGGAAATGGTTTTAACAACTCAAGGTGATGTGCCTTATGCTTCAGCTGCTAATACACCAGCCCGTTTAGCTTTAGGTTCTGCAGGTCAAATTTTACAAGTTAATTCAGGAGGAACGGCACCCGAATGGGCAACATCTAGTTCTGTTAGTGCAGGGTTTGCAGTGGCAATGGCCATTGCACTTTAGACAAGATTAATATATAAGGAAAATTATGGCACAAGATTTTGAAAGGTATGGACAACATTCAGTAGGAACTAGCGCAGTAGCTATTCATACTAGTAACTCGGATGACGCAATCATTTCTATTCGTTTAGCGAACACTACAACATCAACTATAAATGCAAGTATATTTGTTACATCTTCTGTAACAGGTGGTTCACAAGACCACTACATAATTAAAAATGCGCCCATAGTTAGTGGCGGATCTTTGGAACTTATTGATGGGGGTTCAAAAATAGTAATTGAGTCTGGAGACGTAGTGAAAGCACAATCAGATACTGCAAGTTCACTAAGTGTTTGGATGTCAGTTGTTGATGCAATAAGTACGTAAGGAGATTCATGGCCTATCTAGGAAACGCACCAAAAGGAAATTTACTTACCATGAACTCTTCGCAGTTCTCTGGTGATGGTTCAACTGTAAACTTTACTCTTTCACAAACTGTCGGTAACACCAACGAAATAGAAGTTTTTGTAGGAAATGTTCGTCAAGATCCTCACTCAGCATACACGGTATCTGGTGGTACAACTTTAGCATTTACTGCTGCACCACCAACAGGAACTAATAATATTTATGTAGTATATATTGGAAAATCTTTAGGTGAATCAACACCTGGAGAAAATTCAATTGAATTTGGTATGATAAAAGCAATCAACGGTGGTTTTGAAAACAAAGCAACCATATCATCTAATATCACAGTTGCATCTGGAGATAACATGATGGTCTGTGGTCCAGCTTCCTTTACAGGCACAGTAACAGTTAACGGGACATTGACGGTAGTATAATGGGAACAATATTTGTAGATAATATTAAACAACAATCTTCACAAGGTAGTGGTACAATTACTATTGGTGCGTCTGGTGAAACAGTCGCTTTAGCATCTGGTGTTAAACAAAGTAACTTAATGTACCCAGCTTTTTTTGCTCATGCTTCTTCAAACACTAATATAAGTGACGGTGTTGTAACAACTATAATTTTTGGAACTGAGGTTTATGATACCGATAGTGCTTATGATAATAGCAATGGAAGATTTACTGTACCAAGTGGTAAAGCTGGAAAATATTTTATTTATTCTGGTGTTCAATTGCAAGGTAGTAGTGATAATATTTTTTTAGATGGACAAATACAATTATTTAAAAATGGAAGTAGTGCGCATACATCAAGGATGATGCCATTAGGAGATGGTTTAATTTATACATTACAAGTCAATTTTGCTATCGATTTAGTTGCAACTGATTATATAGAAATTAAAGCGTATCAGGATACTAACGGAGGTAATGGAGCATACAATGGTCATGCTTCACAATATAAATCATACTTTGGTGCATACAGAATAGGAGCATAATGGGAACACTTAAAACAACAAACATACAAACGATCACTGGTTCAGGAACCCTGACTCTTGGTACATCGGGAGAGACTGTTAGTTTCGGATCAGGTGTTACAGGTTTGAATTATCCAGCTTTTCATGCTTTTATATCATCAAATCAAACTGTATCTGATAGTGTCGACACAAAAGCACAATGTGATACTGAGTTACTTGATACAGATAGTTGTTATGATAATTCAACTAATTATCGTTTTACACCTAATGTTGCTGGTAAATATTTTGTTTTTGGACAAGTAAGAGGAGACTCAACAGGTGCTGATAGTTTAGCAAGAGTTATTGTTAAAATTTATAAAAATGGTGCAAATGCTGCAGCCGCACAAAATTTTGGTTCTGTTACTAATTATTCAAACGTTTATAGTCCATTTGTTTCTGTAATTTTAGACATGAACGGAACTTCAGATTATATTGAATTATTTGGTTTGGTTGACTCAGCAAGTGGAACACCTGAATTTATTAGTGGCACAGTACCAATAACACACTTCGGTGCATACAGGATAGGAACATAATGGCAGGAATAATTAAAGTAAATCAGTATCAAGACTTCAATGGTAACACAATACTTACCAGTGATGGTAATGGTAATCTTACTAATCAAAAAATATTGGTACCTTATTTTTCAGCGGGTAATAGTGCTAATCAAAGTATTTCTGCATCTACACTTACAAAAATTACTTTAGATACAGTTAATTATAATATTGGTGTTACTTTTGATACAACAAATTCAAGGTTTATAGTGCCATCAGGTTCTGCGGGAAAATATTGGTTTTGGGGAAATATAAACTTAGCGTCCAATGATGACAAGAGATATGATGGACAGCTTTATAAAAATGGTTCAGTGGTTAATACTACATACACTAGAGAAGTTACAGGTGGTGGTGCAGGTTCAGTTATGATACCTGTTTATGGATTAGTAGATTTAGCTGTAGGGGATTATATAGAATTTTATGTAACTCATTCCAGCGCGTCTGCTCAAAGCACAAATAATTCATTTACAATTTTTTCAGGATACAGGATAGGAAGTTAATTATGGCATTAAGTAAAATAGATACAACAAACATGATCGAGGATGTACCTCAATCGAAACTTGATAATAATATCAACTTCAGAAATATAATAATTAATGGCGGGATGGATGTAGCGCAAAGAGGAACTTCTGCTACAGGATTAGGTAATGGAGATAGTCAATATCTAATAGATAGATTTAAATTTTCTGAAGCTGGAGCACCAACTTTTGAATTTACTATGTCGCAAGATACTGATGTTCCAACTGGTCAAGGTTTTGCAAAGTCATTAAAAATGGATTGTACAACAGCACAAAGTAGTTTAGCTGCTGCTGATGGTTTAAGAATAGAACAAAGATTTGAAGGTCAAAATTTACAGTATTTAAAAAAAGGAACATCATCTGCTGAAAGTTTAACTTTATCTTTTTGGGTTAAGTCTAATAAAACTGGAACATATATTGCTGAACTTTTTGATAATGATAATACAAGACAAATTTCAAAATCATATACTATTTCTGCATCTAACACTTGGGAAAAGAAAACAATAACTTATGCTGGAGATACATCTGGTTCATTAGGTAATGATAGTGGTCATTCTTTGGATGTAAGATTATGGTTAGGTGCTGGGAGTAACTTTACATCTGGAACTCTAAATACTTCTTGGAACTCTGTTACAGCAGCTAACAGAGTAGTAGGTCAAGTCAACCTTGCAGATAGCACATCAAACGAATGGTACATAACAGGCGTACAATTAGAAGCTGGAACAACTGCATCTGATTTTGAGTTCTTGCCTTTTGATGTAAATTTAAACAGATGTTATAGATATTATTTTGACACAACTAGTACAATAAATGGAGGTGCTGGTTCTGGTTTAAGCGGTCTTTTTGTAATGAAAGCATTTAATGCTAATGAAGCTGCTGGGTACAATCCTTTTCCAGTTGCAATGAGAGCAGCTCCTACATTAACTATAATTGATAATTCTGGAACTGCTGGAAAGATACACAGGTTTGGTTCAGGTGATGTAGGCTCAAATATTAATTTTGGAAATATTACAAATAATGCAGTTGTAGCTTGTAATGAAACAAATACATTTACAACGTCTGAGCCTAATCTTTATGGTGGAAGAATAAAAGCAGATGCGGAGTTATAATTATGATTAATAAAGATGATATAACAACAGTAAGTAAAGTTTACTTTTTTGATGGAAGTTGGACATATAATGTTGTTGGCGCAGATTTTAAATGTTCTGTGCCACTAGACGAAGCAAACACAGATTACCAAGCAATACAAGAATGGATAGCAGATGGTGGAACTGTTATTGATAATCCACCAGAATAATATATAACGGAATAAGGAGGAAAAACTATGGCATCACTATCAAGCAAAATCAAGAAGTACGCAGCGGCGAATGGTGTGGCTTCTGTAGATTTCATGGAAGATGTTCAACTTCAGGACGACTCAAACGGTCAAGGCCCATACATTAAAGTATGGAACCTATCGATTGCAAAGCCGACTGATGAACAACTTGCATCTCATGATTCTGCAGCTGATCTTGAAGAGAGACAGAATGCAGTAAGAGCTACAAGAAGAGCAGCTTACGGTGATTTGGGTAGCCAGCTCGACATGCAGTACCACGATTCAGTAGATGGTACAACTACGTGGAAAGACCATGTAGCAGCTGTCAAAACTGCAAACCCAATCCCAACTGAATAAGGAGGTAATACAAATTGGCTTACGTAGGAAAAGCTCCATCATCGGGGCGATATAGTATACTAGATGATATCAGTGGTTCATTCACTGGATCAACAGCGGGTCCGTTTAACTTAACGGTCAATGGGACTGCTATATCTCCAGGTAACGAAGCTAATTGTATTATCTCTATTTCGGGAGTCGTTCAAGAACCTCAAAGCGCATTTATAATCACAGGATCACAAATTACTTTCACAAGTAATCCTGCATCGTCAGATACATTTTTTGGTGTAGTGTTAGGTGATGTGTATGATATTGGAACTCCAACAGATTCAACAGTATCAGCAGGTTCTTTAAGTTCAACCTTCTTTGTAAAGAATAATCAAACCTGGTCAGATATTAATATGACAGGTTCAAACAACGGAGCGTTGGTTGGTCCAGTAACAGTTAGTGGTACAATCACAATTCCATCAGGGAGTACATTTGTAATTTTATAATGAGTAAGTTAGAGACAAATACAATTGATACAGTATCAGGAACAACTAATTTAACTATTGGTTCTACTAATACGTCTACAATAACTGTTCCTAATGGTGCATTGTCTGGACAGAACTATCCAGCGTTTGAAGCAATTTTATCATCTACTCAAGCAACGACAGATGCTACACATACTAAAATTCAATTTAATACTGAAATTTTTGATACAGACAATTGTTACGACAACACTACAAATTACAGATTTACTCCAACAGTAGCTGGTAAGTATTATGTTTATGTAAAAGCTGAAATTGATTTTTCTGCAAATCAACAAGGTAATCAATCACAGGCTAGAATTTATAAAAATGGTTCTGCCTATTCTATGGCAGTTATACAAGCAACTTCAAATGCTATTGGAAGATTTGTTACTGTTTTTAACCATGCAATAGTAGATTTTAATGGAACGACAGACTATGTGGAAGGATATGGGTATGGTGATGATACGTCAGGTAATCCATCTATAACTGGTAATTCAAGTAATTATCGATCTGTGTTCGGTGCATACAGGATAGGAGCATAATGGCAAACGGAACATTAAAAGTACAAAACATACAAACTAGCTCTGGATCAGGAACTATTACACTTGGTCAATCTGGGGAGACGATTGCTTTAGGAAGTGGTGTTACAAGTAATTTATTATATCCAGCTTTTAAAGCAACACTTTCAGCAAATCAAACTTTAGCAGACGACACATTAACAAGGTTTGCTTTTGATACTGAAGAATATGATACCGATAATGCTTATGATACCTCTACATATTTATTTACTTGTCCATCAGGAAAAGCAGGTAAATATGTTTTCGAATTCCATACATTAGTAGATGACATAGATGATACTGATAGTGCAATAGCTTATATGGAATTAAATGGAACAAAAGTTGTAGGTTCTTTAGAACAAAAGTATGGTAGTAGTGGAACTCAAAATATAACTTTAAGCAATACAGTTACTGTTACATTAGTTGCTGGCGATGAAGTTGAAGTAGTAGGCAAACATTCAGGTACATCAGCTTCACAAGTTTTAAGAAGTGATGATACATTTTTTTCAGGATACAGGATAGGAGCATAATATGAGCAGTATTTTAAAAGTAGACCAGCTTCAGGATTCAGGGGGGAATGAGATAATCACTTCCAACGGATCAGGGACTATTACTGTTAATAACCAGACTTTTAAAAATGGAATTACAGAAGTTGACCAATGGAGATTAACAGCAAGTAAAGACAGTATAACATCAAGTTTTGTTGATATTACAGCAGATTTAGAAAGAGTTGATGAACCTGCCGCAACTTACATTGGAACAGGTATGTCACAATCTTCTGGTATATTTACATTTCCTGTAACTGGAAAATGGAAAGTAGAGCAAACGGCAAGATGGTTTTCTAGTAGTGATGTTGATTGGTGTACTGTTGCTATTTTTGTAACACAAGATAATTCTTCATATAACCAAGCAACCGAAGTTTACACTCACATGACTTCAAATCATTTTGGCAATCAATCATCATCTATAATTATTAATGTAACTGACACATCATTAGTAAAAGTAAAATTTAGTGCAAAAGCACAGGCATCAGCAAACATAAATGGACACACAGATGAAAACCATACATTTTTTACATTTACAAGATTAGGGGACACATAAAATGGCAATAACAAGAATAGGTAACCCAGCAATCGCAGATCAAAGAGGTGTTGATTTTAGGAATATAATAATTAATGGAGATCAATCTATCGCTCAACGTGGGACTTCAACAGCAAGTTTATCCTCTGGTGCAACTTTTGGTGCAACAGATAGATTTAAATTATATGGTGTTACTTTTGGAACTTGGACAATGAGCCAATCAACTGATGTACCAACTGGTCAAGGTTTTGTATCATCTTTAAAAATGGATTGCACGACTGCAAATGGAAGTTTATCTGCCGATAGTCAAGCACAAATATCACAAGGTATTGAAGGTCAAAATTTACAATATTTAAAAAAAGGCACATCAAATGCTGAAAGTCTTACTTGGTCTTTTTGGACAAAATCAAATAAAACTGGAACTTATATTTGTCAAATTAGAGATATAGACAATAGTAGGTCAATATCTAAATCTTATACAATTTCATCTGCTGATACTTGGGAAAAGAAAATAATTACTTTTCCTGGAGATACTACTGGTGCATTAGGAAATGATAATGATAAAAGCTTCGAAATAAGATGGTGGTTAGTTGCTGGAACTAATTTTACATCTGGAACTTTAGCAACATCATGGGCTTCAGAAACAAATGCAAATAATGCAGTAGGTCAAGTAAATTTAGCAGATAGTACAAGTAATGAATGGTATGTGACTGGAGCTCAATTAGAGGCAGGCAAAGTTGCAAGCGACTTTGAGTTCTTGCCAACTGATGTGAATTTAAGAAGATGCATGAGATACTATCAAGAACCTAATAAAGGTTACAGAATGGATAATTACGTAGGTAGCTGTTATAATACTGCTAAAGCTTATGGACAAACAACTTTAAGCGTTCCTATGAGAACTCAACCTAGTGTAACATGGAACGCAGTAGGAACAGGAGATATTCAAGGATTTGCTGGTAATTCACAAAAAACATTAATTGCTATTTCAACTTCTAGATTGTCTCCTGATGCAGTTTCTTTTGTAATTGATGGAACATTTACAACAGGACAAGCAATTCATTTTAACAATTACGATACAACAAATCCATTAGTTAAAATAAGTGCGGAGTTATAATTATGGTTAATAAAGAAAACATAGTATCAGTAGAAAAAAAATATCATGAAATAGATAATAGTTTTGTTTGCTATTCAGTAACTCATCAAAATAATTTTATTGTTGATGTACCACATAACGAAACAAACACAGATTACCAAGCAATACAAGAATGGGCCGCAATAGAAGGCAATAACATTATCGATCCAGGAGCGTAACCGTGTTCTTTGGTGCGCAGGCTTTTTCAGAGCGAGCTTTTGCCTCTGATTTCACACCAAACGCTTTAGCCGTTTTAACAGGTAGTCAACTAACAACTAACGTTGGAAACGTTACTACAACTGCTGGTGCAAACACAGCAGTTACAGGGAATTCTTTTGCACTAGCAAATGGTACTGTTATTACAACAGCAGGTGCAAATGTTCCTATAACTGGTAATCCATTTACTCTTGGAACAGGAACTGTAAGCGTTACAGGAAATGCTAATGTAGCTGCTACAGGAAGTAATCTAACTTTCACAATCGGTAATGTAACTGTTACTGCAGCGGCTAATGTTTCAGTAACCGGTAATCAAGTAACAATTACAACAGGTAATCCAACTATTGTTGCAAATGCAGTTACAGCATTAACTGGATCCGGTGTTACACTTGCAACAGGAACAGCTCAAAGTAAAGTAAATATCACAGCTGCTGTTACAGGAAATCAATTTACAACATCTGTTGGTAATGTAACCACAACTGCTGCGGCAACAATCTTGCCTAACGGATCAGCGGTTACAACATCAACAGGAACAGTTACTATATCTGGAGCTGCAAACTTTGCAGTTACAGGAAGTAATGTTACTCTAACTGTAGGAAATGCTACAACTAAAGCAAATGCAACAATATCTGTTACAGGAAATCAAGCAAGTTTAGCTACAGGAACTGTAACAATTACAGCTGCCGCAACAGCTCTACCTACAGGAAGTTCTTTATCATTAGATACAAGTGATGTATTAATAAGAAAATGGGATGGTATTTTACCTGGAGCAACGCAGGTATGGGTACCGGTACAAACAGGAAAAGGTAGTTAATGTTTTTTGGAGCAACAACATTTGCAGGTGACGCTTTTGCAGGATTAGGTACATTTGGTAATGTGGTTAATGTTACAGGAAATCAAACTACAATAAGTATAGGAAACACGACTACAGCATCAGGTTATCCTGTTACAGGTAGTCAAATTAGTGTTGCAACTGGCAGTCCTTTTGTGGTAATATGGACGCCAATCGATCCAAACGCATCGGGAACGTGGATACCTATTGATCCACTTAACCCATAAGGAGAAATATGGCATCAAGTTATTCAAGTGATATAAAATTAGAACTAATGACAACCGGTGAAAAGTCCGGTACATGGGGTACAATTACTAATACAAACCTACAGATTTTAGAACAAGCAGCATCAGGATATCATACAGCAAATATAGGAGCAGCAGATTTAGCTCTTAGTTTATCTAACGGTGCAACATCAAATGGTAAGAATTTATACTTTAAATTTACAGGTACATTAACTGCAAACAGAACAGTTACAATGCCAGACTCTGCTGAAAGAGTATTTATTGTAGAAGATGCAACAGCTAGATCTTCATCAAATTACACATTAACTGTAAAAACAGTATCAGGTACAGGAGTTGCAATACCTATAGGTGCTAAAATAGTATTATATTCTGATGGCACAAATATAAACGCAGGTCCTATCACTAAAGGTTATTATACACCTAGTGCCACTTACACTACGGTTAATGGAGACCAAGTATTAATTGATACATCAGGAGGTGGAATAGGTACTGCTATAACAATAAACTTACCAGCTTCCCCAAGTATAGGTAATGAAGTTACATTTATAGATAGTGGTAATAACCTTGCATCTAACAACTTAACAGTTGGAAGAAACGGATCTAACATTAATGGAGCTGCTTCTGACTTAGTTGTTTCAACAAATGCTTCAGCTTTTACTTTGGTGTATGTTAATGCAACTAGAGGCTGGGTCTATAAAGATAAGATATAGGAGCACGGACCATGGCTCTTATTGAATTTAAATTCAAACCAGGAATCGATAAACAAGACACTGAAGTGGGTGCAGAATCAAGATGGGTTGATTCTGATAATGTTAGATTTAGATATGGTTTACCAGAAAAAGTTGGTGGCTGGTCTTCTTTAGTAACAGATTCTTTAGTAGGTGTTGCAAGACAACAACACGCTTTTGTTGATTTAGATGGTAATAGATATATCGCAATCGGTACAGATAAATTCTTGATTATATACTTTGAAGGTCAATTCTACGATGTTACTCCTTTAGCAACAGCCTTAACTTCTTGTACTATAACAACTGTTTCTGGATCTGCTGAAGTTACAATTACAAAAACTTCACATGGATTAAAAGCAGGAGACATTGTTTTATTATCTTCAACAACTTTACCAGGTGGTACAGGTTATTCTGCATCTGACTTTGATGACAAACTATTTCAAGTAACTTCAATTACAAACGCAAACAATTTTAAAATAACACAAACCAGTAATGCTACTGGTAATGCAGGTCCAGGAGGCAGTGTTACAGTTACACCTTATGAAACAGTAGGTCCTGCAGCACAATCGTATGGTTATGGTTGGGGTACAGATACATGGGGATCAAGCACTTGGGGTACAGCTTCATCAGCAGATGATGTAGTTCTTGAACCGGGGTTATGGTCTTTAGATAACTTTGGTGAAGTATTAATTGCAACTATTGCAAATGGTAAAACATTTACATGGAATGCAGGTGATGCTGCAAGATTAACTACAAGAGCTTCTACTGGTACAACAGGTTTTTCAACTACCAATAATCCAACTGCATCAAGAATGACAATGGTATCACCAACAACAAGACACTTAGTACACTTTGGAACAGAAACAACTATTGCAGATTCTACAACACAAGATGATATGTTTGTAAGGTTCTCGGACCAAGAAAATATAAATAGTTTTGCACCAACTGCAGTTAACACTGCAGGTGATTTTAGATTACAAGATGGTACAAAAATCATGGGTGCTATGAAAGCAAAAGAAACAATATTGATATGGACTGACAATGCATTGTATACAATGAAGTTTGTTGGTGCACCTTTTACATTTGGTTTTGAACAAGTTGGTACAAACTGTGGATTGATTGGTAAAAATGCAGTAATAGAAATTGATGGTAATGCATTTTGGATGAGTCCAAAAGGTTTCTTTATGTATGATGGTACAGTTAAATCTTTACCATGTAGTGTTGAAGATTTTGTTTATGATAGTATTGACACTACAAAAGGACAACAAGTTGCAGCAGGATTAAATAATTTATTTACAGAAGTTGTTTGGTATTATCCTTCTTCAGGTTCAGAATATAATGACAAGTATGTTGTATTTAATTATGGTGAGTCTGGTAGAGAAGGTGTTTGGTACACAGGAACAGAAGCAAGAACATCATGGATCGATGCAACTATATATCCAAAACCATCTGCAACTAAATTTAACGCATCTGCATCAGGAAGTTTTCCAACTGTAGTTGGTGAATCTGGTTTAGGTCAAACAGTATTATTTGAACATGAGGTTGGAACAGATCAAGTAAATCCTGATGGTACAACAACCACAGTTACATCATTTATAAAATCGTTTGATATAGATTTAGAACAAAGACAAAGAACAGCAACTGGTCAATCTACTGGTCCAAAAGTTGCAGGTGAAGTATTTTTAGCTATGAGAAGATTTGTACCTGATTTTAAAACACTTGCAGGTAATGCAAAAGTTACTTTAAAAGTAAAAAGATACCCGCAAGATTCTGATTCAAATACACAAGCAGCACTAAGTCCTTTTACAATTACTGCAACGACACAGAAAAAAGATACAAGAGCAAGAGGACGTTTTGTTAATTTAAAAATAGAGAACGATGCTGTATCAGAATCATGGAGATTTGGTACATTACGTTTAGATTTACAACCGGATGGTAGGAGATAATGTCTAAAATAGTAGTAAGAATACCAGAACCAAAACAAGAATACGATGTATCTACACAAAAACAAATTAACAGATCTCTTCAATCTGTTATAGATCAATTAAATTCTACATACTTACAACAACTAAAAGAAGAAAGTGAACAGTATACATGGTTTAAAGGTGGGAGTAATACTTAATGGCTAATAAATATAAAAACGCATTTTATACACCAAGTGGTACAAATACACAGGACCTTATTTATACATGTCCTGATCAAACTAGATCCATATTTCAAACAATACAATTAACTAATATAAGTGGTAGTAAGAATGTAACTGTTAGGATCACTGATGCGTCAGCTTCAACTAGTTATGTTATAGCCTATGTAGAGATCACTGGACCAACCATTGTTAACGTCTTAAAAGGGTCTATTGTGCTAGAAGAATTGGATACATTAACAATTGAAACCACTGCTACATCTGGTATAAGTGGAACTGCAGCTTTATTAGAAACAACTAGAGTATATATAGCTGAAACTGGAGGACCATCATAATGTTTAAAGAACCCGCATCCGTAAGATATGAAACAATAAACGGCAAGAAAGTACCTGTCGTAGAATGCGAAACTGAAGTAGTATTAAGAAATACACAGACAAATTACGAATACAATTCTGACCAAGAGGCAGAAGATGATATTGCGAATCCTGAAACAGATACGCAAAGAGAACACATTACAAGATCATTAAAAATTAAAGTAGCAGCAATGCCACCAATAGGTGCAGAATCAGATAGTGAATAATGGCAATAACTAACGCACAACAATACCAACAACTTGTAAGAAAAGACGCCAACGGTAAACGTCCAGGTTATCGTGGAGATGCTGCGTATAGAAGTAGAAGTGCACAGTCAAGCACTAAAGCTGGTGGACAAGGTAATGTTGGAACACAAGCTAGTTTTGGTGGAAGCGATAGAGATAGTCGTCAATCTACAGTTTATGGACCTACTCGTCCATCTGATAATGCTCCTACAAAAAAATCAATAGATAAAGCAAAAAAATTTCAAGAAGAGCAAAAACAAAAAAGAGAAGAAGCGGAGAAAAAAAGAAAACAACAAGAAATATTAAATTTCTTTGATCCAAGACCGAAAGCTTATAAATTAGCTTCTTTGATACCGGGTGCAGAAAAAAATTTAGGTTCTCAAAGACGAAAGTATAAAAAATATTTGAAGTATAGAGGCGCTCCAATTCCTGATTTTTTAGAAGACGAAGAAAATTTAACAAGTTATGATACGTATAAGGATTTGTTATCTTACAAACCAACTGAATATACTAGAGGTGTAGGGGATGAAGCTGTTTTAATGCCTGCTCCTGATACATATGAAGATTATTTATATAAAAAAGGTAACCCTACTTTAAAAATGAAAGGGAATGTAGGAGGTTTAAGATTTGAACCAAGCACTGGTGAGTATGTTAGAACAGGAGACGGTGGCCAAGATCAACCAATCATTCCAGTTGTTCCTACAACCACAGGAATTGCATCAGCTACAACAGGTACAACCGCAGCCAGTGACACATCAGATTTAGATGACTACATAGCACAAATGAGAGAAGGAGCTGCTTATAGATTCTTTGCAGATGGTGGTAGAGTTCCTGCTCAACAAGGTGGGATCATGCCTAGACTAAATGAATTAAGTGGTGGTGTGTCTTCCGCAGAACAAATGTTACAAGAAATAAATCAAAGATTAGATTCAGCTGAATCTACTTTAGGTGAAAGTGGAGGATCAATATCAAGTAGTCAAATACCTTTTAGACCATTACCTGGTTTTTACGATCAATTAAGACAAATGCCAATTGGACAACCTTTAAATAATTCAAGAACTGCTGGTCTAGCTTCAATAACAAACTATACTCCGTTTGCAGGAGAAACTTTTAATCAAGTTCCAGAACAATTTAGAGCTGGTTTTGATGAATACACAAAAGAAAATCCAATAGGAATTGGGGGACAAGCTATGACTCCTGTAGGGCTTCCAGATGGAAATAGAGTAATGTTCAGTAACACTGCTAGTGCTGGAGCATTTAGTGATTATTTAAATTCAATAGGTCAAGGTGTTTCTCCAGTTGGTACAGCAACAGCAATACAATCACCAATAGCAAATGCTATGAGACCGTTTGCAGATGGTGGTAGAGCTGACGATGATGAGGATTACGTAGGTGGGATCATGGACCTTGAATCAGCAAGACAGATGTATGGTCTAGGTAAACTTGTAAAGAAAGTAACACGTGGTATTAAAAAGATTGCTAAATCTCCTGTGGGTAAAATTGCATTGTTAGCAGGTGGTGCAGGGCTTTTATCAAAAGGAGGTTTTGGTTTACCAAGTTTTTTATCTAAAAAAGGTCTTTCAGATTTCTTTTTTGCAGGAAAACCTATGGCTTTAAAAAATTTAACTCAAAGAGGTTTATTAACAGGTATTGGAGGGTTATCTGCATTCGCAGGTCTTATGACTCCTAAAGAAGAAGAAGATGAAGATACTTATTTAGGACCAACACTAGACATAGCTGGGATTAGACAAAACCCTTACGCAGCTATGGGTGAAACATATAGATTTGCAGCTGATGGTGGTTTAATGAGACAAAATTATGCTGAAGGTTCTAAAGAACCAGTAGCTAAAAAAACTATGCCATTATTAGATATGGATGGTATGGAAAAGGATTATAGAGCAGATGGTGGATTCGTGCCAATAGGTAGAATGGAAAGAGCTGACGACGTACCTGCTAGACTATCTAAAAATGAGTTCGTATTTACAGCTGATGCTGTAAGAAACGCTGGTGATGGAGATGTAGACAAAGGCGCAGAAGTTATGTATAACATGATGAAAAACCTCGAAGCCGGAGGTAACGTATCAGAGGAATCGCAAGGCTTAGATGGCGCTAGAAAAATGTTTCAAACATCACAAAGATTAGAGGAAGTATTGTAATGGCAACACAAACAACGATAGCGAGACCCGCACCATTTGTAGAATCATTAGGAAAAGATTTAGCAACACAAGTTGTTGCACAAACAGCTGTACCGATAGTAGCACCAGGAACTGGTGGTATTACACAATTAGCCGGAGAATCAGCTGGTCAATTTGCAGCTAGACAAAAAGCTGCTCAACAATTTGATATTAGACAACAAAGTTTAGCTGGACTTGCACCACAAGTTGCAGGTCAAGATGCTTTACAAAAAAGAGCACAAACGTTAGCGGAAAAAGGTATAGGCTCTTTTGAACCATTCTTACAACAAGCACAATTTGCATCAGCTGCAGGTCTATCTCCACAGGTTGCACAGCAGTTCATGTCACCATACCAACAACAAGTTATTGATGTAACATTAGAAGAATTTGACAGAAACAGAGCGATGCAAGAACAACGAATCGCGGACCAAGCATATGCTTCGGGAGCTTTTGGTGGTGGAAGACAAGGAGTATTAGAATCAGAATTTAGAACAGGCAGCGATAGGGAAAGAGCTGCTATACAAGCACAATTATTACAACAAGGTTATGGTCAAGCACAGCAATTAGCTGCACAAAGATTTGGTCAACAACAAGGTCTAGCACAATTGGTACCAGGATTACAAAAACAAGACGTTGGAACTTTAGGTCAGCTGGGCGCGCTGAACCAAGCTCAACAACAAGCACAACTTGATGCACAAAGAGAAGCAGCAAGAATGGCAGCATTCCAACCACAAGAACAAGTGGACAGATATGCAAACATTGTAACTGGAATCATGGGTGGTTATCCTGGTCAGGTACAATCAACAAATATACCTAATCCTACACCATTACAAACGGCTCTTGGAACAGGGTTTACGGCAGCAGGGATATATGGAGCGTTAGGAAAAGGTTTTTCAGGATTTAACCCAGCTTAAATTATGAACAGAACACTTAAAAGACCAATGTTTAGAAGAGGTGGTTCGGCAGGAACTGGTATTACATCGGGACTGGACCAACCAAGAAATCAATATAAAGAAGGTGACAGAGTTTCACAAAATTTAAATCCATATATTGAAGATACACTTAAAGCGTATAGAGAATATGGAGGAGTTCCTGAACAATCTTTATTTGCACCTGGAACAGGTCCAGGATTTTTAACTTCTTTTGGATTAGACTTATTAGGTAGAGCTCCAGCAGGAAACATATTTCAAACAATGAGTTTAGCGGCTAAAGGACCTTTTGAAAGATTTCAAGCTGGAACTGCAGCAAAAGCAGCAGAACAAGCCGCATTAAATAGATCTGCGATTGACAAAGCTATATCTATGAAAGAAACAGCTGATGCTACATCAGCGTCCATGAAAAAAACACAAATGTTAATTGATGCAGATATTTCAATGATTGATCAAGAACACGCTAATGAAATAGAAAAAATAAAATTAGAAGCAGATCTTGGTACAGGAGACTCTACGACATATGCTAAAAAACAGGCAGCAGAAGCTTACAGAGCAACTTATGCACCAGAACTAGAAAGATTAAATGATTTAATAAATAATACAGCAGATCCTAATTTACGTTCTCAATACGAAACACAAAAAGAAGGATTGTTAAATAAAATTATAAGAGGTGAGCAAGCAATTTATTTAGGTCAAAAAACTGACACAGAATTTAACAGAGAAATAATATTAAAAATATTACAAGGTGCAGCAACAGCTGGTGAATTAGAAGATACAGAAGGTATCTCAAATATATTTAATGCCATATCTCAAATCTTTCCAAACTATCAAGAAATACTTGGACCAGATTTTAAACTACCTGGACAAGCTATGGCAGATGGTGGTAGAGCAGGTTATCAAATGGGTGGTATGACTGATCCTATGGGGTCTGTTCAAGCAGAAGCACAAGTGCAGGATTTATCTTTTTCTGAATTAAGATCTAGATTACCAGAGTCAATAAGTAATGATGTTGTAAACATATTAGCAAATAGCAAACAAGCATTATTAGATTTTGCAAACATAAGAGATCAACAAGATGTTGATGAATTTAATCAAAGATACGGCGTAAGTTTATCAATACCACAGGAGGGTTAACATGGACCCTTTTAAGAAAAAAGACCCTCAAGTAGAAGCGGACGAACTTCAGGCTATTATAAAAGATAAATTAAATAAAAAGAAAAAACCTGTAAAGTTTACATGGAAAGGTTTAACTAATTTATCCACAAGTTTATTTACAACAAATCCTTTTGATAAACTAAAAACAGAAAGACTAAAAGAACTTACAGCTGGTTCAAAATCTAACGAAAAAGACTATATAGATTTTTTTGAAGACATAGAAAAAGGTGTAACAGGTGGTCTTCAAGATTTTGGTTATGCAATAGGTGACTTACTTACATCTGGTATAGACGCTGCAGCAGATACAGATTTAGGTGAAAAACTTACAGAAGTATATGAAGAAAATAAAATAAAAGATCCTGAAACATTAACTGGTGAAATTACTAAAGTTCTTACACAGTACGGTATGCCTGGTGGTGCAGCATTTAAAATATTAAATAGATTTAAAATATTTCAAAGAAGTAAAAGAGCTGCTGCTACCGGAACCATGGCTCAAAAAACATCGCAAATTGCAAAAAGAGTTGGTTATATGGCTAGTGCTTTAGCTGCAACTGATTTTATTGCATCAACACCTGACAAAAAAACTTTATTTGTAGAAGAGGAAAAAACAGAAGGGTTGCAAGGAAGAGATCTTGCATTAGCTAGATTAAGAAACAGGGTGAGATTTGGTACAGAGGGTGCATTAATTGGTGGTGGTTTTTCTTTGATAGGTAAACCGGTTGCTCTTGGTTTCAAATATGGTATCTTTAAACCTGGTGCAAAGATTGCAGGACTTGGTTTAAAAGCAGTAGACAAAGCTGTGGTAACACCGATCACGTATCTTGGATCAAAAGCAATACCAGAACCTGTAGGTAAAGGTGCAAGAAAAGCCAGTGCATGGGTTATTAATAAAGCCTTAACACCCTTAAGAATCGGAACAGGTGCAAAACAATTACCAAAATTTCAAGAATGGAAACTATTTAGTAAAGATAGTAAAGATCCATTACAAAAAAGACTAAAAACTTTATCAAATTTTTTAGAAAAATTTACATCACAAGGCAGACTTACAGGTCTTGGTTATCAAATATCATCAGAAGCTAGGAGAGAAATAAAAGCTCAATCAAGAACAATAGAAAAATATTTAGAGTCCATTGAAAAGAAAGCATATAATTTAGCTGAAGACTTTCAAACAAAACACAATACAAAGACTGCATCGGAAGCTAGTCAAGATTATTATTTAGATCAAATTCTTGGATATTTAAAAGGTAATGTCAAATTAAAATCTCTTCCATCAGATCTACAAGGAAGTGCAAAGAGTTTAGGTGATGAAATGTTAAAAATAAAAGAAAAGTTTGCAGGTTTATTACCACAAGGGGATTTAAAAAATTTTATGTTAGATAATTTAAAAACATACATGAGACAATCTTTTGCAATATTTACAAATCCAAACTATCAACCAGATAAAAAAATATATGATGGTGCAGCTAATTGGATAACAAAAAATGTTATAGATAAAAATAAAGATTTAAGAGAGGAAGCTTTAAAATTAAAAACAAGTAGGATGACAAACAAACAAGCCATGGAAGAATATGCTGAGTCATTAACAGATAAAATATTAAAAGCTGGTAAACAAGATGGTGCAGATCCACTACAAGTATTAAAAAATATAGCAGGTAAGGATTTTTTAAGAACAGATAGAATAATAAGAACAGGTGAAGAACTACCAGATGCAATTAGAAAACTATTAGGACAAGAAGATAACTTAAAAGCATCTGTATTAACTACAACATCACATGCAATTACACACGCAGTAAACAAACAAGCTTTTGATAAGTTAGCTAAAATAGGTTTAGATGAGGGTTGGTTATTTAGAAGTAAAGCTGCAGCTGATGCTAAAAGATATTTTGATGCGGAAAGAATAGGTGAAGTAAAAAGTTTAGGTTTATTAAAAAGTGAAATGAATAAACTATTTGCTACACCAGAACTTACACAAGTTTTTAGACAAACAAGAAAAGGTTTAGATACTTGGATACAAAACGGTATTTATAGAAACATACTACAATTAAAAGTAGCGGCTCAGTATGGTAAAACTGTATTATCTCCAGTAACACAAGTACGTAACGTATCCTCTGCAAGTTTATTTCCGTTAGCAAACGGACACATAGGTGGTAGATCTTCTGTATCAGAAGCTTTGAAAATGACAATTGATGATATTTTTGGTGCTGGTAAAGTCATAGATGAAGACACATTTATTAAAAATATAGAAAATAAAATACGTCTTGGTGTATTAGATGAAAACATTGTAGCATCAGAACTTAAAGCAGTATTACAAGAAATTAAAAATACAAAAGGTTTAACAAGTATGGATAGAATTATCAGAGCATTATCTGATGGTAAATTTGCATTCTCTGACGAAACTATGCAAAGTTTAGGTAAGAAGATAAGTGGGTTTGGTAAAGGAGCAGCAAGGGTTTATGCTGGTGGTGATAACCTTTGGAAATGGTACGGTCATGAATATGTTAAATCACAATTACGTAGTATTTATAGTAAAACAGATGATATAGCTAAATGGTATGATGAAATAGTTGGTAGAAAATTTGACAAGTTTAATACATTTACAGGTAAAGCAAAAACATTTGATGAAGCTGTAGATGAAGCTGCGGCGTGGTATATTAGAAATACGTATCCAACTTACAGTAAAGTTCCAGAATTTGTACAAGCAATAAGAAAACTACCTTTTGGTAACTTCGTATCATTCCCGGCTGAGATGATAAGAACTACATATAACATTGTAGAATTAGGTGCAAAAGAAGCAACATCTGCAAATCCTAAATTAAGACAAATGGGTCTTAGAAGATTGTTAGGAGCTTATGTTACGTTAGTTGGTACAGGAAAAGCTATTGGTAAAACAGCTCAAGCATTAACAGGTGTTACCATGGAAGAAATAGAAGCATATAAAAGAAGTTTATCAGCGCCGTGGGAAAAGAGAGCACAAATTATACCTATCAATAAATGGAAAGAGGGTATTGGAAAAGCTATAAACTTTTCATACTTTAGTCCATATGAAGTTATAACAAAACCAATTGAAGCTACATTTAAACAATGGCAAGAAGGAACTGTAAAAGGTCAAGACATTGGCGATAAATTGTTAGCACAAGCTTTTGATCAAGATGGTCCTCTTAGAACTTTATTAGATCCATTCCTAACTCAATCTATTGCACTTGAAAGATTTACCGATGTATTACCTGCAGAACTAGGTCTTGGTAACAGAGGAGGTGTAACTAAAACTGGTGCAAAAGTATACTCACAAACAGACACAGCTGGAGATAAAATTGCAAAAAGTTTTGTTCATATATTAAAAGGTGTAGAACCAGGTGCAGTTACAACTGGTAGAAAATTAGTACAAGGTTTACAAGAAGATGTGTCAAGAGGAGGAGTGCCTGTAAATCTTAGGGATGAAATACTTGCATTACTTTCAGGTATTAGAATTATAAATATAGATGTGCCAAGAACCATGCAATATAAGATTACTGAATACAATAACAATAAAAGAAGTGTAACAGCCACAGAAAAATTTTTTAGTCTACAAGATTTTAGACAAAGAGGACCAGAAGTCATGGCTGAAGAATTTAGAGATATACAAAATGAAAATTTAAAAGTTAATAAAGATTTTTATCAAGTACTACAAGATGCACAAACAATGGGTGTAAGTGAAAAAGAGTTGAAAAAAATTATGAGAAAAAGAGGATTATCTGCTAGAAATGCAAATTTTTTACTTAAAGGTAAAAATATTCCATACACAGGTTTTGATGGTCGTATGAGAAAAAGAGTTCAAGATGCTAAAAAATTAGCAAAAGAAAGAGGGGAAGAAATAAATAAAGATTATTTTTATCCAAAAAAATTATTTAGACAAATACTAAGAGAATTTAAAAAAGAATCTTTAATACCAGAAGAACAAAAGCCAGGAATTATTAACAGAGGTTTAAATGTCGTTAGAGATTTATTTAGTGAAACACCACAAGTCCAACAAGATACACAATTAGCTGATATACAAACACCACCATTACCAAGTACACCAACGCCAAAAGTGCAAATGGCGCAAGCAAAAGATCCTAG